TATATTACACATCAACATCTAATAGTGTTACATATCAAGTTAGATTTGGAGGTTCTTTAGAGGTTTTAAGTACAGTTACAGTTAATGATATAACCAACTACAATAAAATTGCAGTAAAATGGAAGTTAAATGATTTTTCTATATTTATAAACGGATTAGAAGTTGCAACAGATACAAGTGGCAATAGTCCTATTGGTTTAAATTCCTTGCAATTTACAGATGCTAATGGAACATCAAACCCTTTATACGGAAAAACAAAACAATTACAATATTTTGATTCAGCTTTAGCAGATACACAACTTGAACAATTAACGTCTTGGCTATCCTTTAGAGATATGGCAGAGGCACAATCATACATAATACAATAATATGGCAAATACATTAAAATTTGGTGCTGGTAACTGGGCAACGAAAGAAGGTTCTACCTTAGCATATAATGACGAAAACGGAAACTTTAAGCCTTTACCTTTTGATTTTACAAGGGCTTCTAGTGCTACTGTTGTAAACAAAGATGGTTTAATCGAAACGGTTGAAAATGGAATACCTAGAACAGACTTTTTAGATAATACTAAAGGTGCTTTATTGTTAGAACCGAGTAGTACTAACTTATTGACTTATAGTGAGGATTTAACGCAAGGTATTACAAATAGGCTATTAATAACATCAAATACAAATTCTTCTCCAGATGGAACAAATACCGCAGATAAATTAATTCCAAATAATACAAATAGTACATACCATTATTTTGCGTTTTCGAGTTTAACAATTGCAACAAACAATGTTTATTCTGTTTTCTTAAAAAAAGCAGAGTACAAATATGCTTTAATATCTTTTGAAACTAGTGGTTCATCTGGCAGTTCAGACAAAGCACTTATAAATTTAAATAATGGTACTATTGAGCAGTCAGATACAGAAACAAAAGTAAAGGATTATGGTAATGGTTGGTATAGGTGTTCTATAAAAGCTACATCAGCAATGACATCGGTTGTAATTTACCCTTTACCTTCTGCTTCTTTAGGTTCTTTTACTGGAGATAACACAAGCGGGATATTTGCTTGGGGTTTACAATTAGAACAACAATCTTACCCTACTTCATACATACCAACGCAAGGGAGTGCAGTAACAAGGGTTGCAGATGTTTGTAATAATGGAGGTAATGAGCAAGTGTTTAATGTTTTAGAAGGGACTATGTTTTTAGATTGTGATTTTATAAATAATAGTGATGTTCAAGTTTTATGCAGTATTCACGACAATTCTACAAGTAAAAGGTTAGAAATATTCTCAAGTAGTAATGTTATTAATGGTTTTATTGGAGCAAGTTCAAGCATAACCGTTGGAAGTTCTGCTTTAACAAATGGAAGACATAAAATTGCTTTAGCTTATAAAAGTGGCGATTCATCATTTTATATAGATGGTGTTTTAATAGGTTCATCAAGTAGTTCTTTTACAATTTCAGCATTAACAGAATTATCTTTAGGATATTTTAATGGCACTCAATATCGGTCAGAATGTAAAACAAATGATGTTCAAGTCTACAACACAAGATTATCAAACGCAGAATTACAAGCATTAACAACAATATAAATAATAATTATGAAATTTTCATTAGGTAAATACGAATTTAAAGACAAATCAACAGCGGATAAAAAAATTAAAGATTTGGGGTTTTCAATAGACGAAGACGGTAACGAATATCCAACTCACGAACACACACTAGTACACTTAGGGCATATTGTCTTAGAAGCTGGAGAATATGACGAAGCTGGAGAAGAAACTAAAGAACCCGTGCTATCTACTAAGTGGCACGTTGATGCACTTTGGTTAGGTGATGATGCACACCCTTACGGGTGGAAGTCTGCTGCTGTTGATTTAAGTGGAAACGGAGTTCACAGTTTCTTAGGGTTAAATTATGATTCATATAAAATCTAATGTCAATAGAAGATTTTAAATTAGGAACATTTAACGCTATATCATTTATGGTTAGCTTTACGCACGTTGAAAACGTCTTAAAAGTTATACTGTTGATTTTATCAATAGGTTACACAGCACAAAAGATATACGAAACGCACAAGAAAAAAAATGACTAAAAACTTTAACTTAAAAGAATTTGAGTCGAAAGACGGAAGTAAAATGCCTTCTGAGGTTTACTTAAACATAGTTAAACTTGTAGGACAATTACAATTCTTACGGGATTATACAGGCAGAGCTATAACAGTAAACAGTGGTTACAGAAGCCCAGAACACAACTCTAAAATAGGAGGCTCTTTATCGTCTCAGCATTTACTCGGCAAAGCTGCTGACATTACAATAGAGGGATTAAAACCAGCTGAAGTGTTTATGATAATTAATGAGCTTATAGATATGGGTTTAATGCTTCAGGGCGGTTTGGGTTTATATGACTCTTTTGTACATTATGATTTTAGAAAAACTAAGGCACGCTGGTAATGAAAAAAATACTTGACTTTTTAAGTGGAAATGTAGTTGGTGAAATAGGGAAAATTATAGATGACTTATTTACTACTGATGAAGAACGCTTAGAAGCTAAAAACAAAATATTTCAAGTAATACAAGAAAAAGAACTGGAGCTTCAAAAAATGCAGACTGATATAATTATAGCAGAAGCCAAAGGAAACTGGCTACAACGTTCTTGGAGACCCATATTAATGCTTTCTTTTGGGTTTATAGTTATTTATGTAAAATTTATAGCTCCTTTATTTGGCTTTACAATACCGCCTTTAGAGAATGAATTTTGGGATTTACTTCAGTTAGGAATAGGCGGTTACGTTGTGGGGCGTTCTGTTGAGAAGATAGCTAAAAACGTTACAATTAATAAAAACTAACTTTTTTCTTTTTTATTCCAAATAAAAGATATAACTTTGAATTTTTTGTTAAGCTAATTACTTGGCTAAACGTTTTTGTTGCCCTTAAAGGCATAAAAAAACAAGTATCTAAATAAATAGATAAATATAAATCTAAACAAATAGATAAGATATCTGAGAACTATTCAAAATGGCTAAAAAGAAAACCTTAAAATATTGGAAGACTAAAATTGATAAAGTATTTCACGAATATATAAGGCGTAGGGATGCTGATAATAATACAGGATACTGTAATTGCATAAGCTGTAACAAGCCCATACACTACACAGAAAGCGATGCGGGACACTTTATATCAAGAGGTAAGTTATCTACTCGCTATGACGCTAGAAATGTTTATAGTCAATGCCGTAAATGCAATAGGTTTGAATATGGTCGTCAATATGAATATTCATTAGCTTTAGGAGACCAGCTCTCAGAAGAGTTACTTATTAAGTCAAGAGAAATATATAAACTAGCAGACTATGAGTGGTTAGATGTATTTAATGACTACAAAGAAAAACTAGATGATTTAAAAAAACAGCAAAACTTTTAAGTGTTAATAACTATCAAACAATATATGACGCTATAACTTTAAATGAGTTGTATATTTGTTAAAGAATTATCTTTGTTTTTTGTTTTGAGCTACTAACTAGCTAAATTAAACCCTTCTTAAATGAGGGGTTTTTTTGTTTATAATGTGTTTATATTTTTTTTATCCAATATTTTTATTTACATTTGTATCAAACAAAACAAAAACAATGTATTTAAAAGAAAGATTAAAACCAGAACACAAAACAAAACTTGAAAACCGAAACTATTTATTCCCATTAGTAGTTGGGGAGGTATGGGAAGAGTTAGAAACAAAAACTAAAATAAGTGATTTAACTTATGGGGTTGTAATGAGTTTACAGACCTTAATAGGTAATTACAACAGCCCTTACGAACTATTTAACGAGATATAATATGACTTATTCAGAAGACGTTAAAAGAACATCAAGCCCCGATACAATAGACTACTTAAACGCACGTATTGAAGCACTACAAAAAAGAGTGGAATATTTAGAAGCACAAAACGAAATTAATAACCATAAATAAACAAAAGATGAACAAAGACAAATTATTAGAAATGTATAATACTTACGAGCTAAGTAAAGAAGATTTCTTTAAACATCAACACTACACAATTATCACACGCCAAGGAATTGACAAAATCCAAGCTAAGGCAAAGATTCAAATTAATTACGAAGTAATAAGGTGTGAACCAAACTATGCAGTATTTAAAGCTATTGCAAGTAAAGGAGCTGCCAATATAGAAACGTTTGGGAGTGCTTTAAAGGGTGTTACTTACAAAGACTCAACTACTAACTCACTTTACATAGCTGAGATGGCGGAGAAGCGAGCTATGAGCCGAGCTGTTTTAAAACTTACAGGCTTTTATGAACTTGGAGTGTTTGGGGAAGACGAATCAGAATCATTTAGAAGGGCATAATATGTACGAAGAATCAGAGTGCTGCAATGCAGATAGATGGTATTACACTGACCTTTGTAGTGAGTGTAAAGAGAATACAGAATTTATAGAAGTAGAATAATAATAACAATTAAAAACAATTAAATTATGAGTGCATTAGTTAACTTTAGTATCAATGTGGCAAAACTGCCAAAAGAAAAATTTATCGCTGGTAAAGACGGAGCGGTTTATGTAAACCTTACAATGTCAGTAAATGACGATACAAGGTACGGGAATAATACAGGCGTATTTGTTAGCCAAACACAAGAAGAGCGTGAGGCAAAGAAACAAAAAACCTATTTAGGTAATGGTAAGGTCGTTTGGAATAACGGAACTATTGTAAACGCTGAAAAAGAAGACCAAGTAGAAGCGGTTACGCAAGAAGCAGAGACTTCGGATTTACCATTTTAAACTAAAGGGCGGTGTAATAACCGCCTTTTTTATTACCTTTACAAAACAAAAACAAAACAAAATAAGATGACAGAAGAAGATACAACAAATAATATGTTAATGGAGCTTATAGCTGAAGAGTGTTCAATAGACACTTCTGAGATTATGGATTACCCTCCAACGGCATTGAGTTTAGGTGAAAGTACAATACAATCTAAAGGGGGTGAAATAAAGTTTCCTATTCCGATTGGAACGTATGGAAATTTCAGTTTCATCCAAGCCCCCCCAAAATCGAAGAAGACATTCTTTGTTAGTTTATTGGCTTCAGTTTATTTAAGCGGTGGAAATAACTTTGGCGGTAAAATTAGGGGTCACAGGGATGGTCGCTGCCTGATGCACTTTGACACAGAGCAAGGTCACTGGCACGCCCAAAGGGTTTTTAAAAGGGTTCAAGATATGAGCGTCACTAAAGAAGTAGGTTGTTATAAAACCTTTGCTTTAAGAACTGTTGGATATAAAGAACGTTTAAAATTTATTGAATACTGTTTAGAACAAAACAAAGGAAAAAACGGATTAGTTGTTATAGACGGAGTAGCCGACTTAGTAAGCGATGTTAATAACCTAGAAGAGTCTAATTTATGCGTCCAAAAGATAATGAAATTAAGTGCTAAATACGACTGTCATATAATCACAGTAATACATAGTAACTATGGTAGTGATAAACCTACTGGACACTTAGGTAGTTTCTTGGAGAAAAAGACAGAAACACAAATACAATTAGAATTAAACACAACTAATAAAGACTGGGTTACTGTAAGCTGCAAAAGAAGTAGGGGTTACGCCTTTGAAACTTTTAGCTTTAGTATAAATGAGTTTGGACTGCCTTTTGTGGTCGGAGAAATATTTGACCCTTTAAGGTACTTTGTACCTAGAACATTAACTAAATCAACCTTATGAGTAAAACACTTTTAGAACTTGCATACAAAAAGCACAAAGACTGGATTAATATAACTAAGTCATTTGGTTGTAATCCGAGTAGTGCTGAAGACATAGTACAAGAAATGTATATCCAGCTTCATAACGATATTGTTAAGGGTTTGGATTTGTCGTACAATTCAGATATAAACCATTACTATTGCTACAAAGTTTTAAGAGGTATTTATTGTAATATATATAAAAAAGAAGCTAAACAAATTAAGATATACTTAGAAGACATAAACGAACTTAAACAAGCTGAGGACATAGGTATTGACGAAATTGAATATGCAGCACGTAAAGAACACGTTGACGAAATACTGAACGGTATGTATTGGTATGACCGCAAAATATTTGAGCTGTGTGCCTCTGGAAAAAGTGTAGCGTCATTAAGTAGGGAAACTAATATAAGTTATTACTCACTTTATAACACATATACAAACGCAAAAAAATATATAAAAGAAAAATTATGAGATTAGGGGACTTAGTTTATTATATAACTTACTACACTGGCATACATTGGATGGTAAAAAAGATTTGGGGTGACAAGTGTGGTTGCGATAAAAGACGTGATGAGTGGAACGATATAAATATAGACTTATGAGAATAGAAGACAGAGAGGCTTGGGAAGGCTTTAAAGGGGTTGTTAGCACTAAAGTGCCACAAAAAGAATATAAGCTGTTATGTACGCTTCACTCGAGGTACTATAATCATAAATATTATGAGCCTTGCAGTTGCAGACCTAAAGAAATTAAAATGTGGATAGCTGATATTGACAGAATATATAATAAAATATAATAGATGATTAAACAAATACACAACTGGGAAAAAGCAGTAGTAACTTTATTAAACCTAGACGGCTGGGACTTAAAACATTCAGGAGAAGGTAACGAAAGTTGGGACGCTGTTGGTAAAACCCCAAAGGGAGAAGATTGCGTTATAGAAATGAAATTCAGAAAGACATACTATGACACTAAAATTATAGAGAAGTTTAAATACGACAAGCTTATAGGCACTAATAAGGTTGCACTGTATTTAGTAAACGACCCAAAAGGAAACTATATGTTTTGGCTTAACAACTTAAAGGAATTAGAAACTAAAAATATGTATTGTCCAGACACTACGCTATGGACCAAAAAGAAAGTATCTAAGCCTTGTTATTTGCTTAAAGAAAGCGATGCAGCTATAATAAACATTAACGAAAAAGACACTGAGCTAGGGATATGGGATAGCTATTTTAAGGTTAAATAGTAAAATACTTTGTTTATAACTATAATTAGTTTTATATTGCGGTATATTAATAAAACAAACAAAATGAAAAAGACAAAAACAGGATTACACATTGACGTTAAAGGTAAGCGTATTGAAGTTTACACTAAGAAAGAGTTAGAGAAAATGGAAGAAGAAGCACAGACACAGCTTGACTTTATTGTAGCTGTTTCGATATGTGCCTTATTAATTACTATAGGTTTTATAATAGGTCTTTCAGTATAATGACATTACTACAAAAACAATCATACAACCTTTGGTTTAATTGGATAGCAGACAAGACGTTGGAATGGGCAAAGTCTAAGCCTGCAAATAAAGACTTAAAGAATTATATACAAGGTCTTAATGAGATAGGACAATACGTTAATCAATTAAATATTGAAAACGATGTTTTAACAAAACGAGTGGGGATGATTAGAGCTGATAAAAACAAAGCTATAACAGAACTACAAGAACAAATAGAAGTATTACAAAACAAATTAAAACAATACGAGATATGAATCAATGGGATGAGTATATAGATGCACCAGATGCAGAAACAGAATGCAGATGCTGTGGAACACAAACAAACGGAGACACTTATTGCTCTAATGTATGTTATAACTTAGATATAGAATGATACTATTAGTAGATGCAGACAGTTTAATCTTTGCGTCTTGTTATAAGAAACGAGAGCATAAAGACGATGAGAGATTCTACACAGACATAGAGGACTCTAAGTCTAAGTTTGACGAACAATTTATGAGCATTGTTAACAAGCTGGAGGATATGTATAGCGTAGAAAGAGTGATAACCTTTAGCGGTTCAAAAGGAAACTTTAGAAAGCTAATAACACCAGTTTACAAAGCCAATAGAAAGAAACAAGAGCTGCCACCATTATTAGACGAGATGCACCAATTTGTAAAAGACGAATATAACAGCGTTTGGGGTTTTGGCATAGAAACAGACGACATAGTAGCGAGGTACTGGAAAGAGCTGTCTAATGAAGTAGGAAGAGATAATGTAATGATTGTAAGCATAGACAAGGATTATAAGCAGTTCCCAGCCCTTATTTACAACTATCACTACAAACACAAAGAGGTATTAAACATAAGCGAAGAGGAGGCTCTATATAACTTCTACGAGCAAATGATAATCGGAGATACAGCAGACAATGTAAACTACTTTAAAGGCAAAGGTAAAAAGTACGCTGAAAAATATTTAGCAGACTGTAATACTAAATACCAATACACAAGAAAAATGCTGGAACTATTCCAAGAGAAGTATAAAAGCAAAGCAAGTCAAAAATATGCCGAGTGTTATCACTTACTAAAATTAAGAACACAATAAAACAAAACAAAATGAATTTAGAAACAAAATTTAAAAAAGAAACAGGTTTTGATGCTTATGAAAATAATGATTCAAGACCTAAAGTGCCAAGCAATTACTATGTAGAATGGCTTGAAGAGAAATTAACTTTAACCGATGTTAGCCAACAGAATAAAAACAATTAAAACAAAACAAAATGAATATTAAACAAATTAAAGTTATTGGTAATGATATATATTACAATGAAAAAAAGTTAAAGCAATCTAAAAACTCTCAAGGTTATTTATATGTTAATATAATAGGTAAAAGGTATAGAGCGCATAGATTAATAGCTTTAAGATATATTAAAAACATTAAAAATAATCCTATTGTTGACCATATAGATGGGAATAAAGCAAATAATAATTTAAGTAATTTAAGATGGGTAACGTATTCGGAAAATTCAAAGAAAGCGTATAAAAATAACCCAAGTATGGGATATATGCATAAAAAAAATAATTATAGTATAATAGCTGAAAACAAAAATGAAGTAAAAAGTTTTAAAACATTAAGAGAATGTGGTAAATATTTAGATAGGAACGTTGCTGCTGTTTACAGATGTTTAAAAGGAGAATGGAACAAATGTGCTGGATACAAATTAACATATAAAAATAAATAAAATGAGAGCAACCTATTTACATTACGAGAACGGTAAAGGCTATGACGTTATAGACTTTATAAAAGATTATCAGCTATCCTTTAACAAGGGGAATATAATTAAGTATATTTGTCGAAGCGGTAAGAAAGACGATGAGCTGAAAGACTTAGAGAAAGCAGCCGACTATTTAAGACGTGAGATAGAATACTTAAGAGAACAACAAGAACAATGGATAGAAAAAAACAAATGAGAGAAGAACAAATAAAATATTATAAAGATATGGAACAAAAAGAATTAGAACGCCAAGAAGATA